GAAGAATTCGTAAAACAGTTTAAAAAGGAAGCAGGTACGATAAATAAACCCGAACGACCCAAAAAGAAGAAGAATCAAAGAAACAGAAACAACGGTAAGTCTAAAACTTAGTTTAGATAATGCCAAGAAAAAAGAAATTAAAATTTGAAGATTGCATAGACCAGATAAACACAGAGATAGCAAAAAGGAGAAACAAATGGAATTTGACAGCTTTAAGTTGGATGGATTTTCAAGATGTTTCTCAAATATTACGTATACATATCCATAAGAAGTGGGATATGTACGACCAAAGCAAACCTCTTGGCCCTTGGGTTAATAGGATAATATCTAATCAGATCAAAAATTTGATAAGAAACAATTATGGTAATTTTGCCAGACCTTGTTTAAAGTGTGCGGCGGCGGAAGGAATCAATCTGTGCTCTATCTACGGAAAGCAGGATAATAGTTGTCCCTTATATAAGCATTGGTTTTTAAATAAAAAAAATGCTCATGACGCTAAATTACCTTTACCCTTAGAGAACCATACTCAAGAAGTACATAACCAACCTAATGACTATTTAGACATAGAGCACGCCGCAAAAAAACTACATAAGGCTGTGGCAAAAATTTTAAAGCCCGTAGAGCTTACGGTGTATAAGTATCTTTATGTTGAAAATTTAGATGAAGAAGCTGTAGCTAAAAAAATGGGATATAAAACAAGCGAAAAAAATCGAAGCCCGGGATATAAACAGATCAAGAATATAAAGAAAAGTATTATTAATAAAGTTAAAAAACTTCTTGAAAAAGGTGACGTAGATATCTTTCATGAATGATATAAAGCTAACAGATGAGCAAAAGGAAAAAATTCTTGAAGAGTGGAATAGTAGGCCAGACAACCCACCTTCTTTGTTGGAATTGATTAGGGTCGCTTACCCTGATTCAGAATTCGACGGAAGAAGTAAGCAGGGAAGAACGGTGAAAGAATTTTTGGCTACTAGAAAACTTAAAGCTAGGGCTGCTCACGAATACCAACACAAAAGCAAAATAGAGCTTACAAGCGAGCACGAAGAGTTTATCAGGAATAACGCTGCCCTCATGACGGCAAATGAAATTGCTAGGGTTATTTTTGCTAACCCAGAATTAATGCCCTTAAGCCAAGAGACTAGAACTGTTATAGATTACATAGGCACGCTAGAAAACATCACACCTTTCGAAACCCCCGAGGGTAGAGAGATTGTGGAAGAATACGTCCCGCCCAAGACTCAACACGCCGCAATTCTCAAAGTTAATAAGTACGTCTTGGACGGTATAGATAAAAACAAAATAACTTCGAAAGACAAAAGTAGTGTTTCTGCATTAATTAGGTATCTTCATACTTATAGATTTTTGCATCAGATAAATACTTACGACCACGAGGGAAATCGGGAGTTGTTTGAGTCGAGTTTCGTAAGATATACCTGCGATAAACCAGACTTAACCCAAGAAGAGGTAGATCAATATATAGTGTTGTCTCAAGAAGTCGTTATCGCTTCATCGATTCAAACAAGAGTTAGTAGGCTTTCGGGCTTGCTAGACGGAGTAGCTGAAGATACAGAGGGTAGACGTATATCTATGTCTTTGGTTGATGCAATCAATACAGCGCAAACGGAATATAACCAATGCGTAAATAGACAGCAGAAGCTTTTAGAAAGCCTTAAAGAAAAAAGAAGCGATAGGCTCAAGAAACAAATCAAAGAAAATGCCAGCATTCTCAATCTAGTTCAACTGTGGAAGGAGGAAGACAATAGAAAAAAATTGGTCAAGCTCGCGGAACTGAGAAAGAAAACCGTTAAAGATGAAATCGAAAAACTTTCCACTATAGATGAAGTTAAAGCTAGAATAATGGGCATTACCGAGGGAGAAGTATCTGATGGTTAGGTGTGTTATATGTGAGAAAGAATTCGACAGCGATAGGAGTTTACACGCCCACTTAAAAGCTCACAAACTCCGAATGGCAGAGTATTACCAGACCTATCTCCCTAGGACAGACAAGCACGACGGAAAAATAATAAAATTTAAAAATAAAGAGCACTATTTAAGCGCTGATTTCAATAATAAAAGAAATTTAAAATCATGGCTAGATAAAGCTCCAGAAAAGGAGGCTAAAGAATATTGCATTAGGCTTCTCAAGAATAGGAAGCAAAAGAAACAATTAGTATATACCCCCTGTCAGGTAGAGCTACGCTCCATAATGAGCCCACCGATTCAACACTATAATCAATTGTTTTCTAATTACTATGAGCTTTGCGAGAATCTAGGGTTTAAGAATAAGTATTGTAATATAAGCGAAATTATTTCTGGCACCGAATATGACGACAATTATAAGATATACATAGATACTAGAGAGCAGAAGCCCCTGAGGTTTAAGAGGCCCGTAGAAATTAAAAAATTAGACTTTGGGGATTACGCTTTTAGCGATAGTGAGGCAACCTGTAATTGCAATATAGAAAGAAAATCTTTGCCGGATTTCATAGGAACCTTAAGCGGTGGGTACGAAAGGTTTATAAGAGAGATCGAGAGATGCGGTGAGGAAAATGGAAATATGGTTATCTTAGTTGAGTCTAAATTTTCCAATGCATTGTATTTTAATAAACTGATGAAAGCTGGAACAAGAAACAGAGTCTACTCGAAAGTCAGGGTTACTCCTGATTATATTTTTCACAGAGTTAGGGCTCTTTCTCAGGCCTATCCTTTTGTTCAGTTTTTGTTTGTAGAAGGTAGGAAAGAGGCTACGAGAATCATAGATAAAATTTTTACAACAGGATGCGCCCACAAGAGGGCTGATTTGCAATTGCTTTATGATTTAGGAAAATTTTAATGTGGCACGCTCCAGAAAAATATGAGAGAAATTTAGACTCTGTAAACGAGGAGATTCTAAAGCTTAAGGGGAGCCTCTCTGATAGGGAGGCTAAAATAAGCTTGGCTAAATTCCTGAGAGCTAATCTAGGGATAACAGTGGAGTTGTTGTCCGGCATTAAACTCGCGCCTTTTCAAGAGATCACCCTGAAAGGTATGATGAATAGAAACTTCTCAATGTGCGTATGGGGTCGTGGTTGTGGTAAGACTTTTATTGCTTCGGTCTTTTGTTTCCTTCAATGCATATTTGAGCCGGGCACGAAGATATTAGTTGCAGGGCCCACGTTTCGTACTGCTCGTTTTATTTTTAATAATCTAGAGAAGATGGTCGAATCTAAAGGGGCCGAATTGCTCGGCCAAGCTTTCGGTTTAAAATCGAAACGGAACGATCAATATGAATGGCAAATTAACGGGGGGACAATCACAGCGATCCCACTCAACGGAGAAAAAATTCGTGGTTTCCGTGCGAACGTGCTCGTCCTCGACGAGTACCTTCTTTTGCCCGAGGATTTGATACAGACGGTTTTAATGCCCTTTCTGGTGGCACCACAAGACATGAAAGAAAGAATCGAAATAAGGGAAATAGAGGACAAATTAATACAAGAGGGGTCAATGAAAGAAGAGGACAGAATGGTCTTCTCAAACGACTCTAAAATGGTAGCCTTATCTTCTGCTTCTTATACTTTCGAAAACCTATATAAAACATACAAAGAATGGACGGGAAAAATTTACGAGGAAGAGCTTGGTTCAGCAAAATATTTCATATCTCAGATGGGTTACGAATCTTTACCTGATCATATGATAGATCATACGATTATTGAGGAAGCCCAAGAGGGTGGACAAAGTTATTCTTCATTTAGGCGCGAGTATTGTGCGGAGTTCACTGACGGAAGCGACTCTTACTTTAGCGCGAGAAAGATGCATGAATGTACAATTCCAGATGGGGAGTCTCCTACTACCAAAATTAATGGGGACAAAGAGAAAAAATATATAATCGGAATTGACCCGAGTTTTTCTAATAGTCCAAGTTCTGACTTTTTTGCTATTTCGGTTATTGAATTAAATGACGAAACCAAACAGGGCACGCTTGTTCACTCCTATGCTCTGGCGGGCGGAGACCTGAAAGACCATATTAAATATTTTTCTTACGTGAATAAGAGCTTTAACATCGAAATGGTGGTAATTGATAATGCTGGTTTTCAATTTATAGATAGCTGTAATGAGTCACCCTTATTCGGCGACAAAATGACCTTCATAGACTTCGATAGCGACAAGGAGGGTGAAGACTATGATAAGGAGTTAAAACTCGCCAGAAGGCAATATAACAAGCAAAGCGGGGCTATTGTATACAAGCAGGTATTCTCTAGTAATTGGATAAGAAAAGCTAACGAGCATTTACAGGCCTGTATCGATCATAAGCAAATCTGGTTTGCTTCTAGAGCATCCGCGCATAAAGATGCCATCAATAGAATAGTAAACCAACGACTTCATTTGAAACTGCCCGCAGGGGACACGGTGCTCGATCTAGTAGAGGAGCAAGATAATCTAATACATCAAACAAAGAAGCAATGCGCCCTCATCGAGGTGAAAAGCACCGCCCGGGGAACTCAGACCTTCGACCTACCGCTTCACCTGAAAAGGAGTACCTCCTCCTCTAGAGCAAGAAGGGATAATTATACCGCTTTATTACTTGGAAATTGGGCGGTAAAGTGCTATTATGATATGATGGACGTAAAACTAGAGTCCGCAGAGACTTTTACGCCCAGACTTATCTAATTAATGTGTAATTTTATGAAATTCTGTGATGAAAGGTAAAGGGAAAACTAAGGTAGATTTGGAAGCTGCTCAGGAGGCTACGGGAGAAGGCACTACTCCATTAATGGCTGGTGGGCATGAAACTCAGGCTAGCAGCGGCGGTACTCGCACTAGGAGAAATCTCTCTTCTTCTATCACTAGGACTGATAAATATAAGAATATTGATGATGGTTTAGTCCCCTTCAAATATACCAAAGGGGTTTCGAATAATTCGAATCTCGACGTAAGAGACGCAGTAATCCTGTGTCAAAAGGCTTATTATAATTTCGCTGTATTTAGAAATACTGTAGACTTAATGACAGAGTTCTCTGTTTGTGAAATTTTTCTTCGAGGCGGGAACAAAAAGTCTAGGGAATTTTTTAAAGCGTATTTTAAAAAAATTAAACTTTGGAATTTGCAAGATAGATTTTTTAGAGAGTATTATCGCAGCGGTAACGTTTTTATTTATAGATTTGATGCAGAGTTACAAAAGCAGGACGCGTTTAAAATTACTCAAACTTTCGGAGCAGGCTTGAAAGACAAAATAAATCTGCCTATAAGATATGTAGTGCTTAATCCAGCAGACATACAAATTGGCGGAACACTTTCTTTCGTTGATGGAAAGTATTACAAGCTGGTTACAGATTATGAACTGCATAGGCTTAGAAACCCCGAAACCGAAGAAGACCATCAAGTAATAGAAACCCTTGATGAAAAATCTAAGGAGAATTTAAAGAAGAGGGGAAACAACTCTGTACTTATACCTCTCCCTTCCGATAAAATTTCAGCGACCTTCTACAAGAAGCAGGACTACGAGCCTTTCGCCGTGCCTATGGGTTACCCAGTCTTGGCAGACATAAATTGGAAAGCTGAGTTAAAGAAAATGGACATGGCTATTACAAGAACTATGCAGCAAGCGATTCTTTTAGTGACTATGGGGGATACCCCAGACCGAGGCGGGGTAAATCAAAAAAATCTTGCAGCAATGCAAACCCTTTTCGAAAATCAATCTGTGGGTAGAGTATTAATTGCAGATTATACAACTAAAGCTCAATTTATTATTCCAGATATTGCTAATCTTCTTGATCCGAAGAAATACGCAATGGTAGATAAAGATATTCAAATTGGCCTTAATAATGTTCTCTTGGGCACGGGCGAGAAATTTGCAAACCAATCTGCTCAGATAGATGTTTTTCTATCTAGATTAAAACAGGGGCGTTCGTCTTTTCTAAATGATTTTCTTATACCAGAAATTAAAAGGGTTTCTAAAATCTTAGGTTTCAAAAGTTATCCTACTCCAGAATTTGATAAACTTCATCATGGTGACGAAAGTTTAATATCTAGAGTCTATACTAGGCTAATTGAGATAGGCGTACTAACCCCAGAGGAAGGTATAAGAGCTATTGAAGACGGCAGGCTTCCTACTTCGCAGGAATCTGAGGAGTCTCAAGAAAAATATAAAAAATTAAGAGACAAGGGGCTTTATGAGCCTATCACTGGTGGGCCAGAGACTCAAAGAGAGCTTGCAGATAAACAGGGGGAGGTGCAAAAAGAATTATTAGAAATGAAACCAATGCCCGCGCCCTCACCCAATAAAAAACCCGCCGGGCAACCGGGTAGTGGAACCAACAAGGGTGTTCCTCAAAAGGATAGGGTTAAAACCCCAATCGGAGAAAAAAAGGTAAAGGTCGCAGCCAGAGAAGGTTATAGCTTGTCCAAGGTAACGGAGAACTTAACCTTGGCTAGCAAACTAAATAAAGATGTTGAAGTAGAGCTTCGCAAAGCCCATGACATAAAGAGGCTTAGCAAGCAGCAGAAAGAAGTTGCGGAAAATATTACAGAACTAATCATAGCTAATGAAGACCCCAAGGACTGGAATAACAAGAAGGCCAAAAGCTATGTTAAAAAACCCGTAGATAAAAATCCCGATAGAGTCAAAGGGGTTGAAGAAATTGCTGCCGAACATCAAATCGATCCTTATCTTGCAAGTATATTATATGCTAGTAAAAAAGATTAAGGATGAAAGATGTCGGACAGAAATAGAATAATCTACAACATTCAAGATGTTTTCTTCGGCCATTCGGCGGGAGAGGTTCACGAGATTGCTGGCTATCAAATCCTAAAAAGAATAAATAGGATTCAAAGTTTTGATTATGACATTTCTGCTTCTAGAGAAGATGTTTCCGTAATAGGCCGTAACCAAAATATTTCTAGACCGGCTATTCAACCTCCGGAAGTAAATATAAATTTTTCTTATATTCTAGACGGAGTTAATAATGAAAACAGGATGGGACTCAGCGTTCATAACGACTTTACAGTACATGATCACAACATACCCGCTCACTTACCCTTGGTTTCTGGGTTTTATGATCACTCAAGAAACTCTGACAGAAGAAATGTTTATCTCATTGTAGATAAGGCAAATAACGACACGCATGGGCATCATGATGGGTATCCAAATTATTTATTAAACACAGATAACATTCATAACCTGTGGGACCCCGAGGCTAGCGGCTATGGCGTGTTAGCTTTTCAAAATTGTTATTTATCAAGCTACTCCGTAGATGTTTCAGTGGGTAATTTGCCCGAGGCTTCTGTCGGCATGATTGCAGATAATGTAAACTTTTATTCTTCGGGAAGCGGCATTAAGGTTCCAAGTATAAACGAGGTAGACGGAGCGGTACAATACAGTGATGACGAGATAGTTATACCCAAGCACTTTAAAGAAGATGATCCAAACTTATCTACTTCTTTAGTTTCGTTCGAACCCGGAAATATTACAGCTTCTATAACAAAAGAAACTGAAGATGGAATACTTTTTCATACGGACGTACTCAAGGGGTGCAGCGTAAAAATAAATTTAAACAGAGAAAACGTTTCCTATATAGGTAATAAAGTATACGCCGATAGACCTATCGTACCCCCTTCTACCGTAAATATGAATCTTGACTTCACGGTGAAGGAAACTTTAAGCGGTAGCTTTTTAGACGATTTAAATAGAGATGAAGATTACAATGTAAGGGTAAGTTTTAAAACGAAAGATGGCTTGGAGGGTTTGGGTTATACTCTGGCTTACGCTAAAATTGATGATGTAAGCTATAGTTCTCAAATTGGATCAGAGAAAACAGCAAGTCTTTCCCTGACTAGCGATATAGATATAGATAGTATCAAGCGAGGCTTATTTATAAGCGGGCAACTAGTTTCTGTCACGGCCCAGCTTTATGAGAAGGGGGATTCAGTTGGGGGCGGCGAGAAAGATATATACGAAGTGGTAGGCGGGGTAGATACCGATTTAGGTTTCGCTACCTTCCCAAATTATTAGTGTAAAAAGAAATAAGGAAAAAGGTTATGGCTATAAGATTAAGAGATTTAGATCCAGCGGTATTTTTAAATAATGTCGGCGTTGGCACTTCAAACCCTCAAGGCTTAGTTCATCTTTCTAAATTAACCGACCCAGCGCTGGTGCTGACCAACGAGACCGGTAATCAGCACTATCTTGTAGGTATTGATGACTCCGCAGAAAATAAGCCGCTAGTTATAGCAAACGGTCAAGTGGTCGGAACTAATACCCGAATTAGCTTAGACCCAACCGATGGAAAAACGACTTTTTTAGGTGGTGTTCGTGTTGGTAACCACAATCTCTCACCCTCCACAACAACTACGGGCACTACTAAAGCTGGGAGGGTAGAGTACGGCTGGCATAGAGTTTGTAAGCAGGACACTTCAACCGCTCAATACCTACACATTAAAACAGATTTATGGGGCGGTGGTTCACCACATGGAAACAATGAATATATTATGGGTGGTATTCATATGGCCGGATACAGATATACCGCCGGCGCCGGAGCGGGAACTGGTCGAATTGCGGATAGCTGGGTCATGTTTCACAATT